TATTGGTGCCAGTACTATTGGCGGCGTTTTGAGATCCTAGGGTCATTGTGTATGCTACGTTGGCGATTGCTGTATTTAACGGTATCACATCCGCACCGGTCAAGGCACAACCGTTTGAGCCATTGCCTCCTGTGCCAGTTGCGGCGCCAGGAACTCCTGATCCAGCATACTGTGTGAATGCTTCCAACCAACCGCTGATGGTACTAGTGGGCCCTGGGAATCCTGGTGTTGGAGATGAAAATCCGCCGGAATCAATTGTAGTTCCTGGTGCTGCCAACCAAACACCCGCAACACCTGTGGTTGTGGTCAATCTAATGTCAAAGTTGGCCAGGCTTGGTCTTGCAAACGCAAAAGTAAAGTATTGTGTGCTGGTACGATTTCCACCTATTGACAAGTTTGGTCCTACTGGCAAGTAGCCTGTTGACAAATCAACTGCATATCGTTGGAGTACACCATACCGCACAACTGCTTCAGGCGTGTTGGCAATGGTCTGTGCTCCTGACCAGGCATTAGATGTATAGTAGTTTATGCTGTTAGCAAACACAGGAGTATTGCCTGCGGTACTCATCACAATACGTATGGCCGCTTGTGTGTTAGCAGTGGGTGTACAAGTGATTGACTGTTCGTTTATGCCAGAGTTTGCACCAGCATACATCTGTATGTTAGCAGGCAATTGTACTGTGATACTGGTTCCTATCACGTTGAATATGTTGGCTTGCAATGTGGCCACTACGTTGTTGGCACCTGTTAAGTTGCCGGTTATATTGCCAAGTGTGTAGTTTGAAGCAACACCCACATTGGCATTCAAGTTTGAACCTGTTAGGAAACTGCTGGCGGCATTGTTGATTGTGCTGAGTGCTTTGGTCTGTGTTGCAGATACCAATGCGCCTGATCCTTCCAACACTGTTCCGCTGGCCAAAATAAACGGGTCAGCACTTCTAAATGTTTGCCCAGACAAGTTTGACACTTCTAAATTGGCAATTGTAATTGTAGGACTTCCTGTGTTGTAGTAAGGAATGCCCGAAATGTATCTGTAGGTTCCTGCAGTGGCTTCAACCATTGCTGTGTTAGCAGTAACTAAACTAGGGGTTGAATTTAAATTGTCCTTGACAAATCCCACATAGTTGGTGTTGCCTGTCACCGAGTCTACTAATTTGTAGTTGTTATATCCTGTGCCCAAACTACTCAGAGCACAACTGATATTGGCATTGAATACTTTGTAGAAATAACTAGGCACCGCGGCGTTGGCCACGTGCAAGTCTCGATCTTGCGTTACAACCAATGCTCCAGATGTTCCAACTGTGTTACTCACATTGCTAAATGTCACGTTGCCAGCATTGGCATTGTTGACATAGGCAAACAAGTTAGCAGTCAACTGACTTGAACTTATTCCTGTGTTGGCGTTAATAATATTGCCTGCGGTAGCAATAGGTGTTGTGGTTGCAAAGCGTGTGACACTTGCGCCGTTGGCCACAATGTTGCCACCCGAGGCATCTCTTGCGCCGGCTGCTAACAATGGGCTGGTTCCTTCGCTGGTGTTGATAATGGCCAAGTTGGAGAAGCCACTGAGGTTTGTGGGTGCTGTGGGGTTACTGGCAATAAAGATATAACCAACATTAGAGATTGTATTGCTTTGTGCTGTACTGGTTATACCGTTAGGTGTGCCATTGGCTGTGAGTGCCACAGTGAAAGCACCGGTGCTGTTATAGGTGTGAAGCGTGTTGCCCACGTTTGATACACCGTTGCTGAATGTGCTGTCGCCCCAGGACCAGTTGGCCAAGTTGCTGTTCTGGCTGGTGTTCTGGAAGGTAAAGGTAGATCGATTGGAACTGTTGTAGTCAGTATACAAGTATCCCACTCGGGCATTGCCTGTATTGGCAGTGGCATCTGTTACAACGTTGGCTGTGGTTCCAATATAGTTGGCACGAGTCTGTGGCTCAACTGTGATAGTGATGTTACCACTCTTGGCTGGACTGGAACTGTAGCCAGTATACAAGAACAAGTTGGCTGTGAATTGTTGGTATACGTTACCAGCCTGATTGGCAGCACTTAATACAAACGTGTTGGTGACGTTGGCCGCAGATGGGTTACCTGCAATACCTGTGCCCACGTTGACATTACTGACATTACCGTCACCGTAATTGAAGTTGTACAATTGTTGTGCGCCAAAACTGGCTGTGTTTCCTGGTGTGCCATTTGAGTCGTTGCGGAAACTTATACCACCAAGTCCATTGATCACGTTGGCTCGATTGGCAGTGACAAACACGTTACCTGTTTGTGGCGAGTAAACTTTAACGTTGCTGGCTGATGATACAACAGTGACGTTGCTAGGTCCGGCTGTGTTGCTAGTACCACTCAATATCACGCTGTACAAACTGTCTGCATTGGCTGAAACAGAGTTGTACTGATGAGTCACATTGGTAAACGATGTATTGCCTAAGCCAGGTCCGGCAGTAAAGTTAGCAGTACCGTCACCAAAACTCAAATCATACCAGGTCACATACTGACTGGTGTTGGTTATGGTTATAGTGTTGCCAGTATTGAAACTGTTGCTACTCAGAGTAAATGATGGTATTGGACTTGGAGTGTACAACACAATATTCGAAATGTTGGCAGTACTGGTAGAACCTTTGGCACCATTGGCTGCATTGCCGTTATAGGTCCCGTTGGTGTTGTAGGCTGTGAAGGTTACTGTGTAAGTTCCGCCTGAAGCATTACTAAATGTGTGAGTGGCGTTGGCTGTGGTGGCGTTGGCTGTGCCATCACCAAATTGCCACAAGAAACTGTTGGGATTACCAATATAATAACTAGTGAATGCTACCGTTAATGGACTAGGTCCAGAATAAACATTGGCGATAATATAAGCATTGCCCACGTATGTGCTGTTGGCAATGTTCAATGACACTTGATTTAGATCATCTAAGCCATCTGTAACAAAAGTTGCTGTGGTCCACCCAGGATATGCAACGTTGACTGTTAGGCTACCATCTGTGGGGGTTCCCAAAGTGATTGTGTTACCCTGGCCACCTGCCGCAATAACTCCAGTAAGTTGACTACCGTTACCAAGGAAATAGTTACCCGAAACGTTGCCAGTTGCTGATACTACCCCGGCAGTTAAAACATTACCACCAGTGATGTTAGCAACACTTATGATATTACCTGTTGCTGATAATATACCGCCTGTGATTAAATTGCCGCCAGTGATATTACCAGTTGCATTTATTAAACCGCCTGTGTTTACATTTCCACTATTGACATTGCCTGTTAAACTTAGGCTTGTACCAGTTGCGGCACCAATGTTGGGTGTGGTTAAGTTAGCACCTGCCTTGACAATGATATTACCAGCACCGTCGAATGCTGTGGTATTCTGATCGACCTTGGCGTTAAATTGTGTACCTATCAGACTTAGACCAGCATCAACGTTGGCTGTATAAGTTGTGCTCTGACTGAACAACGCAAAAGAGATATTGCTTGTGCCAAATGTGATTGTACCTGTTGGTTCGTTAACAACAAACGCCGAACCAGCATTGACGTTACCATTTGTGGTAAAGAAGTAGTCGTTTAGGCTTAATTGTTCTGCACTGTTTGATCCATATTGGTCAGCGTCTGTAGAACGCACAATAGCAGTGGCATTGCTCCAAGTATACACACCATTGTATACTGCATTGCCTTCGTTCTTGACCAAGATACGTGTACCAACTGTTTGTACGTTAGCGGTGTCAATTAAATTAAATGATCCAGTGGTACTTAGGTAAGCACCAACACCATTACTTACACCATTGGGTTGTGCATAAGTGATTGTACCACCAGTGGCTGTGGCTAAGTCTGTTGTGGTGGCTGCATACGTTGGTGAGTGGAACGACAATCCCGTTGACACCATATTGTCAACATATAATTTTGTCGCGGCATCAGTATCTTGTTCTGGATATGCTACGCTATTAATAAATGTATTGGCTAATACAATGTTGCCGGCTGGTTGTAGATTTAAATTACCTGAGGCAGTGCTAATTGTTAATGCACCACTAGTAGGACGAATGCCACTGGTGTTAACATTGCCGGCAATCACATTGCCTGTAACACTTGCAAATCCTGAAGCAAAAATATTGTTGCCTAAAATATTGCCTGTTGCTGTTAGATATCCAGTGGTAGATAATCCTATTGGTCCAGATAAAGTGCCGTCATTGTTGAATGTCCATTGATAAGATCCGCCTGCCGGTTTTACACTAATCTGATAGGCACCAGTAATTGCTAGATCCGATGGATTGGTCTGCACAATATTAGCATTAGCAAATGCCAGTGTACCGCCTGTTATGTTTACATTGCCACCGGTAATATTGCCAGTGGATGATATGAGGCCACTTGTAAGCAGATTACCACTGACTGTGTTTCCAACCACACTCAAGTTGGTCAAATTACCAACTTGTGTTAGACTTGAATATAAAACGTTTGAACTTAGTGTGTTACCAATCAATGCATTAGCATTTACACTAGATGCCGCAACACCTGTTAGTTGACTACCGTTACCAATAAAGTAGTTGCCAGAGACGTTGCCAGTTGCTGATACTATACCGCCAGTTAATAAGTTACCAGCGGTGGCATTACCAGTTGTAGAGAGTAATCCGCCTGTTAATACATTACCACCTGTGATGTTGCCATTTGCACTTACTTCGCCGGTTACATAAGCACCGGTTGTAGCAAACACTGCTACGTTTGATGTTCCACCAACGCCAACAGTAATGTTACCACCACTACTGACTACAGTGACATTACTTGTGCCATTATTAATATTGGCTACACTTGTGATCACTCCGCTTAAGAAAGCACCATTACCAAGAATATAATTACCGGTTACATTACCAGTTGCTGATACTATGCCGCCTGTTAATACGTTGCCAACTGTGGCATTGCCCGTAACACTTAGATTGGCTAGATTGCCAACTTGAGTCAGGCTTGAGTACAAGACATTTGAACTCAGTGTGTTACCAATCAATGCATTAGCATTTACACTAGATGCAGAAACACCAGTCAGTTGACTACCATTACCAATAAAGTAGTTGCCAGATATGTTAGCAGTTGTTATTACAGGACCGGTTAGACTGACCAAGTTACCAGTATAAGTTGGCAAGTAATTGGCCACATCAGCGTTGCTGTATCCGGCTGGTAAACCTGTAATAAATGCACCATTACCAAGCAAGTACGTGCCAGTAACATTGCCTGTTGCACTTACTTCACCAATGATATACGCACCAGTATTGGCAAATGATGCAACATTACTCACGCCTGCTGAACTTATTGTGATGTTACCATTGGCCGCCACTATAACATTACTATTGCCGTTTAAAATTGAAGTACCAGCACTGACTGTGATACCAGTTAACTGAGATCCGTTACCAATAAAGTAACCGCCTGAAATATTGCCTGCAGAACTAATCAGTCCAGTTGTGAGTAAATTTCCACCTGTGATATTGCCTGTAGCACTTAGAGACGCGGCGCCAAATGTGCCCGAAATAGAAACATTGCCTGCAGATAGATTACCAGAGACCGATAACGAGGAGCCAATGAGATTATTGCCGTAAACATTACCAACGGCAGATATGATACTATCAACATTGATATTGCCCGCATGTAAATTGCCTGTGTCAACATTTCCACCTGTGATATTGCCTGTGGCAGTGATAAACCCAGTGGTAACAAAATTACCGCCTTGTACTCGTCCAGTGGCACTGACAATTGTAGATGTTACTGTGCCGCCAGGTGCATTAAGATTACCGCCTTGTATGTTGCCTGTGGCTGACACTTGACCACTGGTTGTGATGTTGCCGCCAACAACATTAGCGATGGCTGTGACTGTGGTTGCTGTGACTGTGGTGCCAATTAAATTGTTGCCTGTTATATTACCGGCGGCAGAAATTGTTGTGTTAACCGTGACTGTGTTAGCATTGACTCTACCGGCATCAACATTGCCACCGGTGATGTTACCAGTAGCCGATATTTGACCTGCAGTTCGTAAGTTACCACCAGTGATGTTGGATGTAGTTGTGACTGGTCCTGTCAGGCTAACCAAGTTACCTGTATATGTGGGCAAGAAGGCCGCCACGTTGGCATTGCTATAATTTCCTGCTGGAAGATTAGTAAGTTGACTACCATCACCAATGAAGTATGCACTGGTTGTGACATTACCTGTGGCACTCACTGGTCCGCTTACTGTTACGTTGCCAGCATTGACTCTACTAGTATCAACATTACCACCAGTGATGTTACCAACAATAGAAATGTTTCCGCCCGCAATATTGGCTGTGGTTTTTAACAGGCCAGTCATACTTGGCATACTGCCAGTATAGGTTGGTAAGAAGGCCGCTACATTGGCATTGCTATAATTACCGGCGGGCAAGTTTGTTAGTTGGCTACCATCACCAATAAAGTATGCACTGGTTGTGATATTGGCCACTGCTGATATTGATCCACTTGCAGTGATGTTGGCCGCATTGACTCTGCCTGTGTCAAGATTGGCCGCAGTAATATTTCCTGAGGCTAGTATTGTGCCTGATGTTCTTAGATTGCCACCGGTTACATTAGCAGTAGTAGTAACTGGTCCTGTTAAACTGACCAAGTTACCAGTGTAAGTTGGTAAGAAGGCAGCCACATTGGCGTTGCCATAGTTGGCATTGATGCCTGTTAGTAAACTACCATCGCCGATAAAATAACTACTGGTAGATATGTTACCTACAGCACTTATGGTTGTTCCTGTGGTGATGTATCCGGCGTTTAATCTACCAGTGTTGATGTTACCGCCAGTGATGTTGCCTGTGGCTGATATCTGTCCGGCTGTTCTTAGATTGCCACCGGTTACATTGGCAGTGGTAGTAACTGGTCCTGTCAGGCTAACCAAGTTACCTGTATATGTGGGCAAAAAGTCTGCTACGTTACTGTTACCATAACCAACGTTGATGCCAGTTAATAATGCACCATTACCTAAGATATAATTGCCAGAAATGTTACCGGTTGCACTAACTTGTCCTGCCACATACATACCGGTGTTGGCGAATGTTACAACATTGCTAGTGCCGTTAACCGTGACAAAGATATTTGACCCTGGGCTGGGTATAAGAATATTACTTGTGCCGTTGACAACTTCACTGCCTGTTGTGGCCACAATGCCTGTGAGTTGACTACCGTTACCAATAAAATACCCGGCGGTGATGTTGCCTGTGGTTGTTATACCTCCAGTGGTATTAATACCACCTGTGCCCAAATAGATGGAGTTGAAACGTAAACTAGGAGTACCAATATCGTAAACATTGTCAAGCCTAGGGAATAAAGTATTATTAAATTGTACACGCCCAATTCCAGACGGACTTAAAATTAAATTGCTGTTAAGAACTGTAGTGGTAATAGTGTTATTACCAATTTGAATGTTGCTGAGTACTGGCCCAGCGGCAAAAATCTGGTTGAAGTTTTCGTTGGTATAGTCAAATGCTGTTCGTAACGGACTGCCTTGCCCATCATCAGGGTATGCGCCGATGTCAATGATATACTGTGTCATAAATTAGAGTCTCTGAGTGTATTTACCGCAACCAAATATACTTGTGGACTCACACAAAATCAAAGGTCTAGAACGGTATTCACACGATCTTGAAACATTTGCACTGGTATGTGTAATAGATTGGTAAAGACTTTTAGTTCTCTTATGTCTGCTGTGGTTGTACCACACACACGCACAAAGGTTGTTTGCGGGAAATCCTGAGCAATTGTACACAGTTGTTTTACCCAGTTGCCTGTATAAGTTGGTGCGGCATCTGATTTTTTGTAGAAATCTGTACCTGCATACACATTGTTAAACTTTGCATTAACTGTAGGGCCCATATCAAATCCCAAAAGATAAACAGTTCGATGCCCGTCTAATGCGGCAAGGGCAGTGGCTATGGGCCCTGAACTGTTGCTGTGATATTTTTTGGGCACAGATAATGCTCCTAGACCGTGAATAGGCTTACGAGTGTAAAATTTGTGTGTTTGACTATACCCAGAATTTTGTATGCTTTCAGCAATGGGTCGATCTGTGGCCACAAGACAGTCGGGTTCAAAATCTCTATACAGCCCGTTACAGCCGTAAATTTTGCCCAGGGGTCTAAGTTGATTTAGATCCACTGCTTGACGGCTGATGCCGTTGCCACATACAAATGCTCGAGTCATAAAAAAATCCCCCTTGTAGTTAGCAAGGAGGATTGTAGAGTGTTACAAATTAACTTGTAACGTTGACCACTTGAGCCAACTGTAAAGAACCGTTGTTTGCGTCCACACCGTTGATAATCTCTGCACCAGACCATGTGACTGTACCTTCGTCTGTGAAGAAGTTGGTTACATAGAAGTTTTCACTTGAGTAGATGTTTTCACCACTATTGCTACTGCTGTAGTTGCCATAAGTCATGCCGTTCCAGTCACGAATCCACTTGTTGGTGATGTAACTGGCGTACACCGCGGCTGAGTCGCCTACTGAATATTCAATACTCATGTTACCTGCTGTGGGTGCGGCTGCATTTGACAACACGCAGACGCCAACTGGATATGCTTCACCTGTGCCTGATCCAACTGCTATTGCCGTGAACACATCGCCGACTGTTGCACCTGCTGGGGCTCCGCAAGCCTGCCAGTCGGTTGTGCCAAGTGTGGAAATTTGATATGCCTGTCCAACAATTAAACTTTCGTCAGCGGTAGCACTGGCTGTGTAAGCAACCAAAAACTTATGCGCACCTTTCTGGCGGATCAAACGACCAGCGCCAGCAGTAGTACTTGTGCCATCTGCTAGACTGATGTTGACCGCTGCCAAAACTTCAGGAAACGTAGCACTAGGAGTACTAGTAGTAGGTGAACCACCAACCACGCCCACGAATTGATCTGAATTGAGTGTGTCGGCTGAGTTATATGGTGTTGCTGGCGAGGTCAAACT